ACTTGAACAGCAGAGACAGAATTTAGTAAATGGTTCACTTGCTCAGAAAGTTGCTAACATAGATACTGAAACTAAATACGATTTGTTTGACGAAGCTGGGATGCAAGCTGAGATTAAGCGTCAAGCTGCTTTAATGATGAAAGAAATGTTGCAGCCTGCACAGGAGGAACTACAACAGCAAGCTCGTCGTTTGCAGCTACAAGATTTCAAAGCTGCTAATCCAGAATTGACTGAGCCTGCATACAGAAACGAAATCGTAAAACTGCTACAGGAACGCCCTGAACTAAAACTTGAGGACGCCTTCTACATTACGAAAGCAAAGCTAGGCTCGATCGCTGTTGACCGTGAAGCTCAAGCTCTTGCTGAACGTCGTCAGCGTCAGCGTGAGACTGTGCTCAAATCGTCGGGAGGTACACGCTCTGCCCCCAAAGGCACGCCGAAATTCAAAAACGCACTTGAAGCATACAAATGGCACAAAGCGAACCAGAGCAAGTAGCTCACAGGCGCTCTAAAGTGCTTTGTAGCTTTTAGTTTTTTTTGCCCGACCTCGTGTCGGGCTCTTTTTTTAAAGGCGTTTTAAAAGCCCGCAAGTGTTCGAGAATAATAAAACAGATACCGTAAAGGGCTCCTAAAATAAATCTATTTAAGATCCTTGAAAGATCCCCCCAGCAGGTTAGATTAATAAGTGGAGGTTAGAAAAATGAAAGTGATCGAAGGCTACGAAAATTACGCTGTGTCAGAAGATGGAAGGATTTTCTCTTTGAACTACAGAGGTAATGGAGCGGTGAGAGAGCTATCTTCTGCGACTGACCGCCAGGGATACAATCAGGTTTGGCTTTATAAAGACGGCAAGAGGAAAACTGTTTATGTTCACCGATTGGTAGCTGAGGCTTATCTTCAGGACTGGAATCCTGATTTACAAGTTGACCACATCGACAGGAATCGCACTAACAACTGTCTCAGCAATCTGCGAATGGTTACATGCTCGCAGAACTTGCAGAATAATAAAGCAAAAGGTGTTTATTTTCGCAAGGATCTTAAAAAATGGAGAGGCGGGCTTCAGATCAACTATAAGCAATACTACGGACCTTACAGAGATACTAAAGAAGAAGCTCTAGCTGATCGTGAAGAGCTTGTTAAAAAGTACGGAACACTATGACTTGACTTGTTCTCCTGTTATTAAGAGGAGAACCACAATGCCCAAGCCAGCCAAAGGTAAACGTTTCGTAAAGACAGTAAAGAATCCAAAGACAGGACGTACCAAAAAAGTCAGTTATGGTCAGGCTGGCAAGGCAAAAGGTGGTGGTGATCGTATTCGTCCCGGCACGAAGAAAGGGGACGCCTATTGCGCGAGATCCTACGGAATAAAGAAACGACTGCCTAAATCAAAGCGTAACGATCCTAACAGCCCGAACAATTTGTCTCGCAAGAAGTGGAAGTGTAAAGGCAAAAAATCAACAAGGAAATAATCATGGCAGAGAAGAAAGATACTAAAGAACTAATTGAAGAATACAACAGCCTACCTCCAGACGACGAGACAAAAGCGATCATAGGTCAGGAGCTTAAGGCAAGAGGTATTATTGCTCCTGACGCCGACGGTCTTCTACCTCCACAGATAGATCTACAAGCACAACGCGAGAAAGATAAACCAACTACCGCACCTGCTAAAGAATACCTTAGACCAATTACCGCATCTCTTAGAGAATACCTTGGAATGCTTGATGAAGAAGAGCCTGTTGTAGAAGAGCCTGTAGAAGAGCAAGCAGCAATACCAGATAGTCCTCGTGTGAGACAAATGACGCTTCAAAACTACGAGCCTCCAACTACAGGTCGCGTCTCACAAGACATAATCTACTTTGATGAAATGTTTGGTGATAACTTTGCTGAAATTCCAGGCATGGAACGTGTTGAAGGCAGACCTACACCGTTACTTGCTATTATTTCGCAGGAACAAGGTTTCAGTACAGATGCTGCTGAGAAGAGATACATGCCCAGACAAGCTACACTAAATGATGTCCAACGCGCCAGAGCCGCAGGTTTATCAAAAAATCTTTACATGCCTCATTCTAATTGGGATAAATCCGCTGACAGAGACGTAGAGATAGGTCAAGCAACTGGTACGGCTCGTGGTCTTTTTCAGACAGAGCCCGATGCTACAAAAGATGCCATCACCTATCTTATTAAAAATCCAAATTTAGCTAATGGTATTTTCGAAGAAGCAAAAGAAAAACTGTCTGCTGAAGATTATCACACACTTGAACTAATACAGAAAGAAGTGTCTGCCGCAAGAGAAGCAGCAAACGCCCTCCAAGGCAAAGAAAGGTTAGACAAGCGAGCAGAGGAAGCTGACAGAATTGAAGATTTACTAACAGAACTATTTTCGACTGGTTATTATCCTCACGCTAATGTAATTATAGAATTAGCTTACATCGCCAGTAGTCAAAAAAAGAGAAATGCATACCAAGCCCTCCAGCAGCGCGGCGGTACTACTTACAAAAACATTAATGATATTCAGGAATCCAAAGCGAAAAAACCAGAAGACGAGAAAGCAGTTGAAGCCCGTGCCAAAGCTTACGTAGAGAAATACATGAAACTTGGATCTGAAGTTCTCGATACAGGTCTTGAACAAGAATAAAATACAACTTTACTTGACGGATTCTTTTATTTATTAGAGCACATAGTTGTTTTCATAGGGGCAAGTTTTCCCTCCCACGTAAAGAGATCTGTAAAGACACCTTTTTACGAAAATGGCGGAACAAACCAAAACAGATTCTTTATAGAATACCTGATAAAATTTATTCCAAACCATTTCGTATTAAGGAGAAAAGAAAATGGCAATCAGCAATGATCTACTATCTTCCACGCTATACAGTATCCGTGATAGTGAGGTTGACGAACTTTACAAGAAAGTTGCTTTCCTCGATGGTGTCCGTAGAGCGGGCGGTGTCGAGAGCGAAAGCGGTGGAATCAAAATCCAGCGTCCTCTATCCATTCAGGAGCATTCCACCATTACACCGCTAGCTACTGGTTATGAGCCGGTTTCCCTTGCGGTCAACGACGTTCTTCGTCCTGCCATCTATGATTGGGCGGATTTTACTGCCCCGATTGTGATCACCAAGAAAGAAGAACTAGAGAACAGCGGCGAATACGCTATCGTTAAAATCCTTGAGGCTCGTATGAAGTCCGTCATGGGCACGCTACGTCGTGAGCTAAACAAGCAGATTCTACGTGGTGATTCCGCTGTCCTATCCGCTGTCAACACGCTAAACGGCGATGTTGGTATCGGTTCCGCTACTGGTTTCTTTGAGCACCTTGCTGTTGGCACACAGTCCAACGTTGTCGGTGGTGTCTCCAAGGCTACCTTTAGCACTACGCCCGGTTGGCAGAACCAGTTCGTTAACGCTGGTGGTACGCTCGCTATGACCGATCTATACAACCTATACATCGAAGCGAATTCCGTTGCGCCTTCCGGTGACATCAGCCACCTAATCATGTCCTCTGATGCGCTCGCGCAGTATCGTAACCTTCTCTTCGCGCAGGAGCGTTTCGTTCAGACCGACAAACTTGACGGTGGTCGCATGGCTCTAGCTTTTAACGGTGCCGTTGCGGAGCAGGATCCTGAGATGGGCTTTGCTTCTTCTATCGCCGGTAACTGCGATGCGTACATGCTAAACTACGATGGCATCAAGCTCATCTTCCACAACGAAGGTGATTTTGCGGTCAGCCCCTTTGAGCACATCAGCGGTACTACTGCTCGTGCTGCTCAGCTATACGTCAAGGTGCAGCTAGTTGCTGACTTCCTCGGCGGTCAGGGCGTCCTAATCAACGCCTAATAAACCATTTTAATGCAAAGGAGAAATAAATAAATGGCTACTTCTACACTAATCCAGTACCTAGAAACCGAGCAGAAAGATGGTTTTGGGGCTACTGTTGCTGTCGGCGCTGCTACCATGAACCGTCGTCAGACTGAGATCTTTCTAGCTGGCGAAGCCGTCCTTGTTGGCGACTGCGTTTCCCTAGATCTATCCCAGGCTGCTGATGGCGATAAAGCTGTCCACATTGTCAAAGCTGATTCCGGTACTGCTACCGATCGCTGCCCCGTTGGCGTGGTTCTTCGTTCCGCTGAGAACGATGGCTCACTAGCTGCCGGCTCTCGTATCGAGGTCGTGGTTCGTGGCGTCTGCGAGGCTAACGTTGCTGCTCACGCTGCTGGCGACGTGCTTGGCATGACTGCTGTTCCCGGTCAGCTTGATACTGTTGCTGCTGCTACCGACGCTCAGGTTGCTATCGGCATCGACGGTGCTGGCGCTCCCGGTCTAGCTACTGTTTATGTTCGCGGCGCGTTCTAATAAATAACTGCTAGTTGTTACTGCCCGTCCTCAGCAATGGGGGCGGGCTTTTTTTTTGACTTGACTTTATCTTTATTATCAGGAGACTAACACATGGCAAATTTGAAAGCTCTTCGCGAAAAGATCAAAAACATAACGGATTATACGCCACAGCTTCAGCAATACGACGAGCAGTTAGACGAACTAATTAACGACGCTTACCAACACATTTGGTCAGAGAAGCGATGGTCTTGGGCTACGAAAGAATACCTCTTCAAGTTTATTCCAGATGTATTACCAACCAGAGACACAGATAATGTTATAGCCCCTGCAACAGAGGTTCGTGCGCAAGTCACAAAAGGCTCACGCCAAGTTACTTTCAACTTTGGCATGGATCGTCTCACGAAAGTTAACTTTGAAGGACAGCCAATTGAGATTCAGAACTACGAATACACAATCTCAAAAGTTGTATCAACGTCAGAGATTCTTTTAGACATACCTTTTCACGGAACTTCTTCTTTAGTAGATACTACGTGGACTATTAAAAGAAGATACTACGACCTTCCTCAAGATTCTATTGAGCTATTAAATTTATCTCACAGAGACATTCCAAATTCTAATTCAGGTACTGGTCGCTTTCCTCCTTACGGACAGCTAATAGGTTTAATGCCAAGACGCGATGAGCAGCTTAACCTACGTATGGATTATAAGGCTTCTTACGCTGAGGCTTTCGTCTGGAGCCCTTCATTTTTTGTTCCCGAAGGTCAGACTACCTCACTTTCTTCTGAGCCTGCTGGTAGCGGATTTCCTGCTAATGGTTACATCGAAGTGTGTTGGGCGTTTGTTAGAGATGGTCACGTAGGAGCGCTCTCCGAGCCGGCTGTTCATCAGTTTGGCGCTATTGGTCCACTAACGCTAACTATCTCTTTTGAATCGTGGGATGCTCAGCCAATTGCTGCCGATGCTTTCCAGTCTTTTGATACATCACCTACACAGTACGAAGGGCTCGATAAAATTGTTTTTTGGAATGCGAACTTTAACCGAACTACTGGCGAGCGTCTTGGACTACCAGTCTGGAAAGTTTTTAACAATCCCACTGGCTCTGCTGTGCGCAATACGACCACGTATCTCAATCCCGTTATTGCTGCTGATACTGCCTCCTCAGTTACAATTACAAACTTTAACCAGATTGATCCTGGCAACGAAGTTTATGTAGAGATTGACGGTCAGTATAACCGTATTCGTCCGTATCCTCGCGTTGACGCTTGGGATGAGGAAGTTACACAGAAGCCTGCTGATTTGGTTACGTCCAAGGTGCCTCAAGATTTTCTAAGAGAAGGTGTTGCGCGTTACTACTACAAGCCGCCGACATTAGCTTTTGCTACTGATTCACCGCAAATGCCACACGAATTCCACCAGTTGATTGTGTATAAAGTTCTTGAGACACTTTATTCTAAGTCTGGTCAAGATGCGAAGTCCGACATGTACCGCAGACGTTATGAATCTGAAATGAAACAGCTAAAGAAACGTTACGCAGACCACATCGATTCTATGGTTCAGCGTGGTCAGTTCCAACTTGGAGGCAACCGTTGGTTTGTCTATGATTATGCTTCACTAAAGACCGGAGGTTAATTCATGGCTATTAAAGGCACAAAAGTATTCCAGCTTAAAGGTGCTGGTGCTATTGACCAGCGCTGGAAAGAAACTTCTGGTATTGCTGAGAGCATTAAAAACTTTCGTATCGATCCAACTGGTGACGGTTGGCTTGCTGATAGAGGTATTGAGCCTTGGCGTGACTTTGCCGGCGCTGGGATTCTGCTAACTGAGACTTCTCCGTATCTCACGGCTAAGTTCGATTCAGCTTTTGTTTGGACTAAACAAAGCACAGGTCAGGTGTATCACTTCTTTGAGCAAGCCGGCGAGCTTTATTATCTTTGGGGAAACAATGGATCTCCAGTAGCAGCCGCTAACTATTGGCGAGACAAAATCACAATTGATACCGGGCGTCGGATTCGCAAGGTAGGTGAGGCTGGAACGCAGTACATTCCCTACGGTAATCGTCTTTTAATTATCAACGGCTTCGATAAGCCGATTTGGTTTTATGGCGACGATAGAATCAGAGACTTTAGCTTCACGCTTCCAACACCGGAAATGGAGCTTTTTGGAATACAGGTAGAATACGATGGAGCCAATGCTATCAGAGGAGCTAATACACACGATCCAACATTTACAAATGCCATCCCAGGTTTGGGCGATGATGATACTACTGATACTTCTTTTTTCAAGTACCGAATGACATTTGTTACAGATACAGGATCTGAATCGCCTTTAGGACCACCGCAGTCAGTTTCTTGGACTAACCAAGCTGGCTTTACAGAGCGCCACGGTGTTTTTATCAACGAGCTTCCTGTTGGAAAACGAAACGGTGTTGTTGCTCGTCGTATTTATCGCACAAAGAACATGAGACTTCCTCAGAATGCTGATGCGCGTGATGAGCTATACTATCTCGTAAAACAAATCAACGACAACAGTAGTACAGAATACATAGACATTATTCCTGATTCAGCGCTAATTGAAGAAGCTCCTTCTCAAACAGCTTCAAGTATTATTTCAACGTCTTATGCTTATGGCGAAACTTGGAACAACAGACTTTGGTTGGCTGGCGGAACATTAAGACCAACAACTATTATTTACAGCGATAAAGGTCTTCCAGAGCAGTTTGGTTCTTTCTCTTACTTTGATGTAGGTTCTACGTCTGGTGGTCACATTACGCAGTTGTATTCTTACTACAACAACTTGCTTGTATTCCGCGAATCTTCTATAGACATTATCCGCGAAGCAAACAACATCACTACTATTTCTCAGTTAACGCCCGACATTGGAACAACTGCTTCAAACACTATTGCTTTGGTTCCTGGGATTGGCGTAGTGTTCTTAAACAAAGATGGGCTCTATGCTATTACTGGTGGCTTAGACGGTGGCTCTGCTATTACTGTTAGAAAGATTTCCGATACGATCTCAAAAGAAATCCAAACAATAAACGTTCCAGCTTTGCCTTCTGCAACAGCCGCGTATTCTAAAAAAGAAAAAGAATACTGGTGTCATTATCCTCGCAAGGGAGATCCAATACCATCCAGAGGATTAGTCTTACACCAATACAACGGTACGTTTTCTTTTAGAGGAGCTAACGATCCAACTAACGAATACCTTTGGTACTTCCCGGTTATTACTACAGATCCAACGGGCAACTTTATTTTAGGTACGCAACCAGATTGGAGATTGTTAGGTGCTCCTTCAGATCCAAATACAGTTGGTGCTATCGGCAGATTGGTTGGTGCGCAAGTTTGGTCTGGTGCTCCTTTCTGGGGACAAACACTAACTGTAGCTTCTATTACTGGAGAAGACCAACAGTCAAACTTAACTGGTACCAAAGGTGCTTTACAAGAAAACATTTGGGAATCTAACTGGATTAACTTTGGTTCTGGTGCAATCAAACATCGTGTTTTCCAAGTTGAAGTTGAGATTGTTTCTTATGGAGACAACAGACTATTTTTAGATTGGGGATACGACTATGATGTTACGTGGAATTCAGCTTCTTCCCAGAAAATGGCGAAGTCGGAATTGGTTTACACGACTAATGAAGATCCTGTGTTTGGTCCGGTTGATACAGCAATCACCAAAGCTACCTTTACAATCGGAGATGATTCCTTACGAGGCGGAAGAATAGTTACGCTACGATACGACGTTAGAACTGGTTTAGTAGAGAACTTCCGTTTTAGATTGCGCCAACCTAACGGTTTGCCTTTCCATGTTTTAGGTTGTACGATCAACTACGCTGATGAATCACAGTCGCCTCTAAACCAAAACATTAGACTACAAAAAGGACAACCATACTAATGGCTAAATCATTTATTGAAAGACCGTTAAATCAGTTTGATCAGGTTAAAACAGATAACGTTCGCGTTAACTTAGATAAACACATCTCCACGTTTAACGGCGAGCTTGATGCTAACAACATGCCTGTAGAATCTGTTAGCCCTGCAAAGTTAGATTTAGGACGTGTAAAGCAAGCTGACTTATCTGGCACGATTACTAAATGGTCGTCTTCATTTCCTACGCAAGCTTACTTTCACACAGAAGCAAACAACAAAACTTTCAGCACAAACATTTACACACCTATCTTTAGCGTTGATTTAGATGTAGCTACTTGGTCACAGGGCTTTAACAAATTATCTTTGTTAAATAGCACTTGGCAAGATTTTCCACTTAACTTTGATGCTCGTGAGGGAATGCTTGTTGGTTGTGCAACTGTTGATTGGGAACACGGCACGCAAGTTGTTTCAGATGATGTTGAGCAAGCTTTACGCTCACGAGGAAACGATTGGTGGACTGAATGGGGCGTCTTTGTTAACAACGTTCTTGTTTGTAGGACTGGTAACATTTATCCGCGCAGACATACAACACAGTTGCCCTTTGCTGTTGCTTGTGGCTCACAGAATGTAACAATAGACGTTCGTGTTTTAATAAACAATTGGGATTATGAAGATTCACCTTCGCCACCTGTTGCGACACCGTTTAGATTATTCAGTAGCACAATTTGGTGCAGAAACCACTACAGATAAGGAAAAGTATAAATGCCGATAGTTAAAACAAGTTTGTTGCAAGATGGTGATACACCAGTAGCTGCTACATTAAACCAGCCGTATGATGATGTTGCTACTGCATCTGCAACAATTGATAACACAAACACAAGAGATAACTGGATTACACGATTTCACTTTGCTGGAAATAATGCGTGTAACGATCTATACACTTTTAAGTACCAAGGTACAGCAGACTTTGCTACAAATTCGACTTCTTATACAACAATCAACGTAGCTGGTCTTTCAGAGGCAGTTCTTAACTACGCACCTTCAACAAATGAAATACTTCGCGTAGAATCATCTGGTATAGTTTCAGCTTGTACACCTACAATCTCTTGGGATGTAGCTTTGCCGTTAGCTGATAGAGGTAAACCAAACTATTATGCATTTCAGTTGTTACTAACTTATAACGATGGTGGTCCTTCAGCTACAGTTAGTTTAGGCGAATGGGGCTATTCATTTACTACTGCTTCTTCTGTTAGATACGTCTCTGCCTCCGCTGGTGTTATGAAGAATACTGGTGCTCCTATTAGCTGGCAGACTTTTCAGTTTTCTACAACGCTACGCTATGATGGTGTATCTGGTGTTCGTACTTATGAAAAGATCTCTTTACAAGCAAAGGTTTATGACGCAGCAAACACACTACGTGTTAGTAGAAACAACATAGTTGCAGTGAGGGCAAAACACTAATGGCATACGTTAAACCAAATACCTTTGTTAATGGAACACCATTAACGGCAGACGACCTTAACGGAAACGACGAGGCACTAAAAACTTACGTCAACCAAGAGATCGTACAAGGTGACTTGGACAACAATCACTTTAAAACACAAGACATTCAAGTTGGTGATTATGATCCAATCGTTAATAACTATACATTTGCTACTGGTATTGATACTGGCTTAGCTAACGGTAGAGATCCTATTGATAGATCTTACTTTACGTCCAACATAAAAGCTTCCAGACAAACAGATAATAATCTTTTAGTTTGGCTCACGATGCCTGAGACTGCTCCCCATCTAATTTTAGAACAAGACGCAGAAGTTATTATTACTGTTGGTTCTGCATGGGCTTGTACAGAAAACGACGTAGAGCCGGTTGGCTTTTGGGATAGCGACGTTTATCTAACGTACATCAACGTAAATGATTTGCGCACACTTTCAAACCAAACTTATTCTTATGCTTTTGAAGAAGCAGATCTAACAAACACATCATCAGGTAACAAAAATCCTTTTGGTGGCGCAGGATTGGTTCCAGACGTTGCCGGCGCTGAAGGTCCAGGGGGCGAAACCGTAGCGTTTGCTGTCCGTCGTTGGATTGGTTTTACTGCTCACTTTAGCCTTACAGCTGGTTCGTATAGGTTTGCTGTTGTAGTCAATCCAAAGGTTCAACGAGGTTTTGCTTCTGCTCGCGTGTTTAAAGCAGAAGTGTTCTATAAATAACAAACTTGACTTTATCTTTATCTACTAGGAGAACAATTAAATGGATCCCGTAACCTTAGCTATTTTAGCAGGTGTAGCAGGCACAGCAGCTTCGAATCTTGGAACGCTTATGCCAAGCGAACTTGCAAAAACAAACAAAAGACGCTTAGAAGAACTTCAAAGACGTGAATCACAGGGCGCTCTTGGTTTAACACAGAAAGAAGAAGCAGCCATTAGAGGTGGCTTGCGTACTGGTGCGGATAGAGCGCGGGAACAAGCTGAAGCACAGCGCAAGGCTCTTCTTGCTGGATCTGGAATGGCTACTGGTGGTCAAGCTCTTCAGCAAGCTGTTATAGGTGAAGAACAGCAACAGCGTGCAGAAACTGCGATTGCTGGTCAAGTTCTTGCTCAGGATCTCGCTGAGGCTCAAAGAGAAGAAGAAGAGATGCGAGCCCTTGAAGCTGCTGTTGAACAACGACGCAGAGAATTAGCTGATGCTTTTGGTGCTGTTGCTGGTGCTGGTCTTGAAGCCGGCGCTACGACGAGCGCACAGCAAGCTATTATCCAAGGACCAAGAGACATTTCAGATGTTCAAGCAAAATCGTTAGGTGCTCAACTTGGTGTTAGTCCAAAAGAGGCGAGAGGCTTTTACGAGCTTGCTTTAGAAAATCCAGAAATGCTTCAGTATTTAATAGCTCTACAAGGATCTTGATAAATGACAATTAGAAATGTTAACGGGCGAAATGTCTACGTTCTAGAGCCCCGCCCTCCTACTGGTAAAACAACTTCAGGAAAAGCTTGGGCTACGCTTTATTCAGATCTACGCTGGCAGATTTGGGAAGAGATTCAAAAGAACGAACTACAGAAAATGAAGTTCGAAGCGCTTACTTACGATACGCAACAGAAAGTTTATCTTCAAGCGCAAAAAGACATTCGCAACGCTATTACAGAACTACAACAAGCAAGAACTGATTTATCTACAGGTGGTCTAACTGCTCGCTCTGCTGCTTCATTAGCTGCTAAACAAGCCGATCTGGACTACAAAGTTGCACAGGCTAACGCACAGCGAGCAGCATCTGCTCAGCCTACACTAACGTATAGCATTAAGCCAGCAACAGATTTATTTGGTAAACCAGATCCGAACTTGCCTCCTGTAGTATCAAGAACTTTATCTGGTCCTGTTACTATGGAATCAGCAGCAGGCATGTTAGCTGGTGCTCCTGTGGAAGCCGCTCAATTTGCTGGTGGCGTTAGAATTGGCGCACCAGAGGTTGGCGCTGCTGCCCCTGCTGCCCCTGCTGCTGCCGGTGCTGCTGAGACTATTGGTGTTGATGGCTACACGCGGCAACAAAGAGAAGCTGCTATAGAAGCGATCGATAAAGATATTGCTGATTTACGTGCAGAGCTAGAAGGACTACAAGCTCCAGAAATTGGATTTGAAACTGATTTATTAGCCAGAACACGAAGAGGTTTTGAACAAGACGTTGGTGTCATGGGGCAAGGTGGAGGTCCGTT